CTGGCCGTCCACGATGCCGTACTTGCAGCCCCACAGCCGGTTGCCGCACTCCACCACAAAGTCCATGTCCGGCACATAGCGCCGCACCGTCACGGCGGTGGTCTGCTCCCCCTCAATGGCGGCCACCGTGCCGATGACGATGGCATTGTCGCTGCATTGCAGCAGCGTCCATGTGCCGTCCGCCGCAGCGCCGGTGCAGCCGGAGAGGGTCACGCCGTCCCCCGCGGAGAAGCCCGTTCCGATGCCTGCGGAGCTGAGCTTCAACGCGGCGTCATCCACCGCCTGCCACATCACGCCGTCATAGCGCATCAGCGCCGCGCCGCTGCCGGTGTCCAGCCACAGGTCGCCGCTTTCGGCGCTGGCGGGAGCCGCCGCCCCGGTGGTATAGCCCTCGTATTCCGTGCCGTCGGCGCGGCACAGGGCGTAGGTGACGGCGCCGGTGGTCTGAATGGCGTTTTCCAGACTGCCCCGGTCGCTGAGGTTCTGGGTGTTGACGTATTTCTTGTCGGGCCAGATCAGCAGATATGCGCCCATGCTGACCAGCTGCTTTTCACCGTCCGTCAGCGCCAGATCGATGGCCAGACCGTTGATGTACAGCGTCCTGCCGTCCACCCAGATCAGGCTGTCCTTGGCGGCAAGGCCGTTGGGCTTGTCCAGCGCCGCGATAGTCTTGCGCTTTTCCCGCACCGACAGCGTGGGATAGCCGTCCCCTGTCAGGTTCTCCATCCGGGCAAAGGAGCCCAGCGGCGCACGGCGCCGCGCGTCATAGCCCCCAAACTTGCTGACCGTCACGCGCTGCTGCGCCGGCGCCTTGAATTGTGATAGAAACATGCCGTTCCTCCTTTCTTGCACGGGGCGGGAGGAAACCCCTCCCGCCCCGCCGTGTTAGCATAGCTTTAATGCTCTGACGCCCCGCTCCGGCGCTGTGGTGCGGCATACGTAGTCCCGATAGGTCAAAAGACCGTTGTTCCAGTTGGCAGCGGCGCTGTTGTACCGGGCCATTTCGCCGTTGCAGTAGTGGATCTGCGCCTCCACATAGTGGCGGTACAGCTCGTCGTAGGGAGCCTCCACTGACAGCGCCGAGCCGTCCTCCAGCTCCGCCAGCTTACCCGTCACCCGGCAGACCTCCCGCAGCACGAAACCCTCCGCCTGCGCCAGCCACCGCAGCTTTTCGCTGTGGGTGTACTGGTTGGGCACCAGCGCGTCCACCTGCTCCAGAACCTGTCCGGCTGTGATGTTCGCCATGGGCATCCCTCCTCAGTCGGCCATTCTGTCCACGTAGCAGCGGGCTTCCTCCTGCATCATGCGGCGGTTTTCCAGCACCTCGCTTACGTAGTCGGGCACGTCCACCTGCGCACCCTTCATGATCTTCCAGCTGCGGCCGTTGACGGAGACGATCACAAAGTTCTCCTCCTGCTTGCGGCCTCGGGGGATGGTCAGCGCCACCATCCGTTCCGTCATGTCCTGCTTTTTTGCCATATTGCGTTCCTCCTTGTATTAGTTAGCGGCGTCCTCGCCGGAATAGCTGCTGCCGCACTCCACACGGACGATGTACTCATCGTACAGGATGGCGGCGGCGTGGATGCCCTTCCAGCCCACGCTGGAGCGCTGATCCAGCGGATCGGCGGTGCCGGAGGAGCCGCGGGGCTTCACGATGACCTCGGTGCCTTCGCTGAGATCCACCACGCCGTAAGCGCCCTTGCCCACGAACAGGCAGCCGTACACGGCCAGACCCTCCTTGCCACCCTCGCCGGGATAGATCACCGCGTTGTCCGCCACGGTGACGGCCTCCTCCAGCGTCAGCTGGCTGGCGGTGTTGGATACAACTTTCACGCGCTTGCCGCCGCACAGTACGTAGCGGCCTGCCAGTGCGCCTGCGGCCACGGTGCCGCCGTCGAAGCTGACGGTGGTGGAATTGCTGACGGCGGCGCTGGCGGTCAGGGTGCGGCTGTCGCTGGCCAGATCATCGCCGCGGAAGATCTTGGCCTCGGTGGTCTCCACGAAGCGCACGCCGTGCAGCTCACCGATCTCACCGGAGAACAGCTCCGTGGCGGCGGCGTACTGGTGAGCGGCCACCCAGTCGGGGTCGTTGCGCAGGTCGAAGGCCACGCTGGGGTGGATGATGCACACGTACTTGCCGTCAAAGGTGGGGGCGTTCATCTTCTTCAGCTCCGTGGCGGCGCGGGCCACCAGCTCAGCGGTCATCACGCAGCTCTTGTCCAGATCGCGGCGGTACAGCACGTCCACCTTCTTGCCATCGGCGTCCTTTCCGGGGGCATAGATGACGTGAGTGCCCTGCTGGATCTCATTGCGGGTCACGGTGTCCAGCGTCAGACCCATGTTGGCGCCGTGGCGGTCGGTGATCTCCAGCACCACGTCGTCGATGGCGGTCAGATCCAGCATATCGGACACGGTGGTGTAGTCGCCGTACTGGCTCAGCTCCTTGGTGATGTAGCTGACGGTGATGCCGCTGCCGTCGGGGGTCACGCCCTCGGTCAGCGGAGTCAGCGCCTTGTCAAAGGAGCCGAACTTGCGCCACTCCACGGTCTTGCCGCCGCCCACAGGCAGAGGCTTGGTGGCGGCGAACTGGTTGTGCACCAGCGCGGGCTTGGCGTTTTCCAGCAGCTCCATGCCGTAATAGGTTTTCATTTCGGCGCTCAGACTCTGGGTGCCGGTGGTCTGTACGTTGCTGTCAGCGAAGCGCTGCAGATCAAAGGTATGTGTCATTGCCATAGT